TGGTTATAATTGGAGGTCGTGCTACCCCAGCTGGTGGGGTTATACTAAAATCACTCCACTTAAATAGAGGATTAACTTGATAAGAAAACATTCCTAACATAAAAATTAACGCCGCGCCCAACATAGTAGTAAATATAGAGACACCCTGGTATTGCCAGGTTAAACCAGTCGGGTCGTGTTTAAATAATAATACAACTAAAATAACATATAAAATCAAAACAAAGAAAAATGCTGTGGGTGATAACATTACTATATACAATTTAGAAATTATAAATTATAAATTTTCCATAGCAGTTTTTTCACCGTGACAATTACGGCACATAGCTGCTAAATTATCAACATGATTAGTCCCACCATGTTCTAATCTTATAATATGGTCTACTTCAAACCAAGCTGGTAATTGATTACCGCAGCTAGAACAATGCCAATTTTGTTTAGCTGCTATAAATTTTTTCTTTGTCTCACTAACGCTCCGCTTGGTAGATTGTCCACCTGAATTCATCATTCTTTTTTCTTGCGGGGATGCATTAATAAAATTAGAATCGATATCTGAACCGATATGTTTTGTGGTAAAATCAAATAAAGGTGTAAGTAGATCTGTAGACCCTTTATCTATTGGCATATATTTGATAAGATCTGTAGCATGTCTAACCATCCCTTTAGTGTGTGTTGGGTGTTTTCTTATAAATAAATAAAGCGAAAGTCCTAAAAACCCGAAAAAACACATTTGATAATATTTTTTCCATGATTTTAAAATTGTTAAATACTTACCATCATAATAAGTGTTTGCTATAAGAAAGCCAGTAATTCCGAAAATTACTAATTCTAATTTCATCTATATAATTAGAATTAGATAATAGTTAAAGTAATTATTTTGGGATACAAATTGGTGGAGGTTTCTTACTTTTCCTAGTTCCATTTGGACACCTTGAACGTTTTTTTTTGGTGTGAGAACTAGGAGTTTTAGGGGGTGGTGCTGGTGAATGTTGAGCAACAACTCTAAAATGTTTTATTTTTTTTATAGGCTTATGTGATGTTTTACTGCCAGGAACTTTAAGCAACGCATTAATGTTATTAATATCTACGATTAAATTAGATACGGGAATTTTTTGTGCTGGATTATCGAAACAATATTTAAACAAAATATTCATAATAGAAGTAAGCACTTCATCTTTAGGTGAAATAGTAATGTGTGCTGGTTTTTTCCTAGCATAGAAAAAAATTGGTTCATAACACATTAATAGACCCCAAATATCAGCATTAAATAAGAACACTTCTATAAATTGGTCTTCTTGAAATTCTCCATCTTTGGTAAACGTCTCAAGATTCACAATAAGAAAATTATAAATGAAAGCCTTTGTAATATTATATTTAATAATATCAGATTGATATTTAATGCCAGGATTTTTACCCATAAAAATGTTTTTTGATATATATTCAATATAATCTTCGTGTCCTATACCTCTATGTTTACTCCATTTATCATAATAATTTATAACAAAATCTTTTAATTTTAATTTATAGGTATCCCCGGTTGCTGCCAAAAATGCTCTATATTCTTGTTTAAACAAATTATTTATAAGTAAACTACTGAAGGGGCAGTTATATTGTACGGGTCGTCCTCTTAATATATCTGGAGCATTTCCGTGTGGCGATAATCCAGCTAACCCCCAATCAACAATGCGGAGCTGTTTATGTTTATCAATTAGAATGTTTCCAGATTTAATATCTAAATGATACAATTTTTTTTTATTCATTGGCAATATTGCATGTGTAAGTAAGTCTTTAAACTGTTCATTTAAATTATGTAATAAAGCATTAGTAATGACATTATGTTTGAAAAATTCGTCTAGATCTATACCTCCATCAGGCATATTTAATAAACGTAATTTAGTGAGTTTGGAATTTACATTAACCGAATTGATCCCCTTTTTTGTAAAATTACTACATTTTTTATCAAAATTAATTTTATCTTCTATACTTAATGGTTCGGGGTGACACCATTCTATAGGTTCAATGATAAAATATTTTTTATAATTATCAATAGATTTAATAATTGTTGAAAATTTTAGAATATCATCATATTCACTGTTTGCATAATCGGTAAACATTAATTTACTTATTGTATCAGGTGAATTAGGTTTCCCTTTACATTTCAATGATGGTTTAAAAACACATCCATAACCTCCTGATGCGACTGCTTTTCCTCCTTTATATGACATTAATGTATATATATATCTTATTTTTTATATAAATAAGTAATTAGACAAATAGTAAGAACGATTATAAATAAAAAAATGATTCTTTCCTTAAATTTAATCTGTTCTTTATTAACAAAATCCTTAGGTTTATAATGATTATAATATTTATCAAGAGCACTGTAAAAGTCAATTTGGGGTTTATCTAAAGATTGGTTAACTTTGTTGTGTATAAAGTGGACCCATTTTATAAAAGAGTCTCTTGAATCCAGATAAGGTGTAACCGGATATTTATCAAGTAAGTTAGAAAATTCATTTCCAAATTTTTCAAGAGGAATCAATAAGGGGATATTTTGTATTAAATCATAGTATTTTTTTTTTGTAACATCGTTTGGGTAAAGAGGATAACAAAGAGCAATAGTTAATAATACAAACCAAAATTGTGGTCCCCACACATTCGCATCTAAACCCATTAGATTCAAATGATATAAAAAGATACGTAAATAAACATATAGCATGAAGAATTATAATTTTTGTAACAATTGTGGGAAAATAGGCCATTTATATCATCAATGTAAGATACCTATTACAAGTATAGGTATTATAGTATTTAAAGCAAGTCCTTCGGGAATACAATATCTTATGATCAGAAGAAAGGATACTCTTGGATATGTAGATTTCCTAAGAGGAAAATATCCAATACATAATAAGTCCTACATAATGAATATTATAAATGAAATGACGTTGGATGAAAAGAATAAATTATTAGCAGATGATTTTACAAAATTGTGGGGAAATCTTTGGGGAGGAGATATTGGAATACAATATCGCGGCGAAGAAAAGGCTTCTAGAGAAAAGATACAAAATTTAAAAGAAGGTATAATTTTAGAAAAAAATAAATTACATTATTTGCATGATTTAATTTCAGAAAGCACGAGTAAATGGGTAGAACCTGAATGGGGATTTCCAAAAGGAAGAAGAAATTATCAAGAAAACGATTTAGATTGTGCAATGCGTGAATGGGAAGAAGAGACAGGATATTCACGTTCACAAATTAAGATAATTAATAATTTAGTTCCATTTGAAGAAATTTTTACAGGGTCAAATTATAAATCTTATAAACATAAATATTATGTGGCTCATATGCCTAATGATGAACCATTATCGTCTGATTATCAAAAAACAGAGGTGAGTAAAGTAGATTGGGTTACAATATCAGAGTGTTTAGATATAATTAGACCTTATAATTTAGAAAAAAAGGACATTATTAAAAATATAAATAGAGTGTTACAAGAATATAGATTATATTCATAATATATAAGTAATGGGTAAAAAGAAATCTGGGAAAAAAAAATTAAAAATAGCTGAAGGAGATTCGTCCAAATTGGGGTCATCACAAAAAAAGGTATCGCATAAAAAGGGGACATCTAAATCGATTAAAAAAAAGATAAAAATAGTCGAAGAAGTCTCATTGAAACATGAGTTTGAAAAAATTAAAGATTTTCCTAATGATAGCAAAGAATATCAATCTTTTTTAAGAAAAAAAGAACAAGAAGACACTAGAAAGCTTGAGACACATTCAGATTTTGAATATTTATATCCAAATATAGATGATCCAAATTTTAATATAAAAATTGCTGAAAGAAAAGAATTCAATGACACTCAATATGATGGAAGTATTAAGATTGCACACGAAGAAGCTGAAAAATTATGTAATGCTGAATTTGAGCTGGCACCACACCAACAATTTGTAAAAAACTTTTTATCATTTAATACACCTTATAATAGTTTATTGTTATATCATGGTCTTGGGACAGGGAAAACATGTTCAGCCATCAGTATTTCTGAAGAAATGCGAGAATATTTAAAACAGATAGGTTTACTCCACCGTATAATAATAGTAGCATCTCCAAACGTTCAAGAAAATTTTAAATTACAATTGTTTGATGAGCGTAAATTAAAATTAGTAGATGGTTTATGGACAATAAGGGCTTGTACAGGGAATACATATTTAAAGGAAATTAACCCAATGAATATGAAAGGGATAACACGTGAAAAAGTAATAAACCAAGTTAAACATATAATAAATAGTTCTTATTTATTCATGGGTTATACAGAATTTGGGAATTATGTTGAAAAAAGTTCAAATGTTCCAGAAGACATGGATAGCAAATCTAAAGAATCGTTAAAGATAAGGAAGTTGAAAAGAGCATTTAATAATAGGTTGATTATTATAGATGAGGTTCATAATATTCGTATAACTGATGATAATAAAGATAAACGTGTGGCAAGGAATCTTATGAATCTAGTTATGAATGTTGATAATCTTAGGCTATTATTACTATCAGCAACTCCAATGTATAATAGCTATAAAGAAATTATATGGTTATTGAATTTAATGAATACAAATGATAAAAGGTCAACTATAAATATTAATGAGGTTTTTGATAAAGATGGAAGTTTTAAACAAAATGAAAAAGGTGAAGAAATAGGTAAAAATATGTTAATACAAAAGGCTACAGGATATGTATCATTTATTAGAGGTAACAATCCATATACATTTCCTTATACAATTTATCCTAGAGATTTTTCACCAGAACATAGTATTTTAAACACAGAGGAGTATCCACGTTTAAATCTAAATGGGAAGAATATAATACAGGGATTAGAGCATTTAGATATTTATGGTATAGAAATCGGAAATTATCAAAATATGGGATATAAATATTTATTAGATAATCTAAAAAACACAGATAGAAAAATTATGATAAAGGGCAAGGAAATACAAATGCCTAGTTTTGAAAATATGGAAGGTTTTGGATACACACTTTTAACAAATTTAATTCAAGCGTTAAATATAGTGTATCCATTTGAATTATTAGAATCCGAAACCGAACCAGAATTTGATCCGAGCGAATTAATAGGAATAAAGGGATTAAACAGAATAATGACTTATACTGAAACAACTCAACCACCCGCCAGATTTGATTACGCTTATAGAGAAACAAAATATGGAAAAATATTTACGGAACCCGAAATAGGAAAGTATAGCAGTAAGATTGAAACAATTTGTAAAAACGTTCAAGGTTCCACAGGAATAACGTTAATTTACTCTCAATTATTGCCTGGTGGATTAATACCTATTGCGTTGGCATTAGAAGAAATGGGTTATAAGCGTTATGGAAATGCAAAATCGTTACTTAAGGATCCTAGTACTAAAATACCAAATCCTCCCAAATATGTAATGATTACTGGTGATAAAATGTTTTCACCTAATAATATAGAAGAAGTAAAAGCATGTACAAGTGAAGATAATATAAATGGTGAACAGGTTAAGGTTATTTTAATTTCTATGGCAGGTTCTGAAGGTTTAGACTTTAAGAATATACGTCAAGTTCATATTCTCGAACCATGGTATAATACAAATAGAGTAGAACAAATTGTAGGTAGAGCGGTTAGAACTTGCAGTCATAAATTATTACAATTTGATAAAAGAAATGTAATGGTCTTTTTATATGGAATCGTTTTGCCAGATAATTCAGAGTCTGTCGACCTGTATATTTATAGATTAGCCGAATTAAAAGCCGTTCAGATTGGAAGAGTTTCGCGAGTATTAAAGGGGGCCGCAGTTGATTGTATATTAAATCATGAACAAGTAAATTTCACCGAAGCTAAAATGAAACAAAGGGTTAATCTTAGTTTATCTAATAATAAAATTATTGAATATAATATTGGAGATAAACCATACAGCGCAATGTGTGATTATATGGATACATGTGAGTTTGAATGTACTCCATGTAAAAAAAAGGAGTCGCTTGTTATAAACGAAGATACGTATGAATCAAATTTTATAATTATGAATAATGAAAAAATAATACAACGGATAAAGAATCTGTTTAAAGAACATTATTTCTTTAAAAAAATAGATTTAATAAAGGAAATTGTCGCGGTAAAAGAATACCCAAAAGAACAAATTTACTCGGCTTTAGATAAGATGATAAATGATAAGAATGAGTTTATTACTGATAGATATGGACGGAATGGAAGGTTAATAAATATAGGCGATTATTATATGTATCAGCCTAGTGAAATAAATAATGAAAGGGTTTCTATTTTTGAAAGAACAAGACCTTTGGATTACAAACGAGAATCATTAAAGATAACTTTAGAACTGCCTTCTGAATTGCACACCGAAGGCGCTAAAAAACCCCATAACAAAAACATTAAGTTGAATACCTTATTAGAGAAAATAAAAAACAATTATGATGTTGCAACAACATCACATAAAATAATGAGGGGAGAGAAGGATTGGTATAAATTTAGTAATTTAATAATTCAACGAATGGAGGATGAAGAAGGGATAAGTAGAGATATAATGATTGGGTTTTTAATAGCGCATTTAGTAGAAGAATGTTTATACGATGAGGTACAATTATTATTGAATCATATTTATTTCCCAGAGAAACCTCTTAACGATTTTGAAATAAAAATTAAGGATTATTTCGACTCAAATATTATTATAGATGCAAAATTAATAGCATTTTTAACACAAGAAAACGGAAAACATAAATTATTAATAAAAGGTAAATCAATGTGGGAAAAAGAAAAACCAGAAGATTATAAAGATTTAGCTAGTGAAATTACGGAAAGGTTTAATAGTGTTATTAAAAATTTATCCCCTGTTATAGGATTTATTATTAATTTTAAAAAAACATTCATGGTTTTTAAAACAAAACATACGGCATTAGCCTCAAGCAAGGGTGCTAGATGCGACCAAGCAAGTAAACCAGATATAATAAAAACATTGAATTCTATAGTTGGGGAAACTAAATTTTCAAAGGATAATACTAAATTAAATACGTTGATTGAATTATGTTGTTATCAAGAATTCATGTTAAGATATTATAATAGCACCAAAAAAAATGATAAAGTATGGTTTTTAGATCCAGGTATTGCTGCACTGGTTAAAAGTGTGGTGAAGATATAAAATTGAATGAATTAAAGAATATATATATATAATATATATGTCGTCGGCCCTAACTGGTGTTAACCAAAAAATTACAAATCATAGAACCAAGAAACTGCTTGACATTTATTCAAAGGGGTTATTAACAAAAAAGGTTAATGTGTCAATTGGACATGTAGGGTCAAATATTAAAGAAATGTTGGAAATGAAGGTATCAAGTTTAATTGAGGGTAAGTGTATTACAGAAGGTTATATTAAAGAGGGTTCTATAAAAATGATAACTTATTCGAGTGGTAAAATTAAAAGCGGGAATTACATTGAATTTGAGGTTGTATTTGAATGTGAAATATGTCTACCGGTTGAAGGGATGTTAATAGATTGTAAATCAAAAAACATAACTAAGGCAGGAATTAAAGCTGACGTTGATGGTGAAGGAAAATCACCTCTTATTATCTTCATCGCCCGTGATCATCATTATCAGAAACCTTATTTTTCAACAATTGGTGAAAATGAAAATATCAAGATTAGGGTTATTGGGCAAAGATTTGAATTAAATGATACTTATATATCAATCTTGGGGGAATTAATTGAACCAATAGATGTAACGCGAGAGACAAAAAAAGCACCAAGAATTATACTAGATGGTGAAGATGGTAACATGGTTATTAAAAAAAAACGTAGACAGAAACTGGTGGTCCAGCCTACTGAATAGACCACCTATAAAACCTATATAAAGATATATAAATAATATTAATTATGTCTGAATTAATTGACCTAAAAAAAAATATAGAAAGTCTTAATATAACAAGACAGAGAGATATTTTAAGAATACTAAGAAATAATGATGTTTGTATAAGTGAAAATAACAATGGTTCTTTTATAAATTTAACCTTACTAAATGATTCAATATTGACAGAAATAAATACTTATATGAAATATATAAGTGATCAAGAGGAAACGATTGCCAAACTAGAAGAGGTTAAAAAAACATTTCAAACAAATTATTTTATTAAAGATAATAAAGACAAGGAGGATATTAACTATAATGGAACAACCAGTTCACAAGCATTGTAATCGCGAATTATCAAATAATCATTTATTATTAACTTTACAAGAATATATGATTACGAAAGAAAAAATTAATAGTTTAAGTAATCGTCACCATAAAGATATAAAAATGCACAAAAAAAGGGAGAAAATAAATAACAATAATAATATATATTATTCAAAATATCAGGACCAGTTATTTTGGTTATTTTACATAATAAAATTTGGATATATGGAATATGAACAAGTGGGGAATCATAACTTTTCTATTGAAAAGGAAAAGAAGATATCGGCAATTGAATATATTCGCAAAGAACCTCACATTTTAAAAGAGAAAAAATTAAAAAGGAATAATATAGAATCTGATTTATTAAATTCAAAGCAAATAGATATTAATACTTTATATGCGTTGTGTTTGTATAATGATATAAATATTATTTATGTAAAAAATAAATGCTATTATGAGTTATTTTCTAATACCCCTGGACCGAATGCATTAATTAAACAAGATGGTAAAATAATATCGTGTGAATTAGAAATATCAAATAATATGGTAGAAATGATAAAAAATAAATATTATTTGATTGAAAATATTGATAAACCTATTAAGGGGATTAGTTCTTATAAAATAAGCGAATTAGCCGCTATAGGTAAGTTCTTTGATATTAAATTAACATATGAATCTGGTAAAAATAAAACAAAAAAGGATATTTACGAAGAGATTCGCAAATTTGTTTAAAAAATTGATTAAAAACATATATAAATAATATTTCAATAAATATATAATGTCAGGTAGGACAAACACCCAATCTTATACTCTGGATGAAATCGTAAAAATGTATTTAGACGATTATAATGGTATGGTTGGTGATTCTCAAAATGAACTTGAGGTGCGTTTTGGTACGCGTGGGGTACAACAGATAACTAAAATTGATTTTGATAATGTAATTAAAAAACTTAAATCACTTGGTTTCACAAGTTCGAATGAATTAGGTGTAGATATTCTTAAAATCCAAAGTGAATTTATAGATATAAACACAGGTAGAACCAAAGTTTCTAATGTAAGAACGGAAATAGTTGGTGGCGCTATTAAAAAGTTTTGTAATACAAATTCACTTGGTGATTTGATAAGTGATAATGAACGAAATGTATCTTTTACACTTAAAACGCCTGCTAAACACGGAGCTAATCAGGTTTATCCTGTAAACATTGATAATTTTAATTTTAGAGTTTCATATTCAAATGAAACAAATCTAACTACAAATTCACCCATGGTTAAGGGGTTGTTACATGAATGGGGGAATAACAAGAAGAACTTTAGATTGATGAAAAGAGTTACATTTACACACCCATCATCTCCATTTAAAATAGATCTTAGTATTGTTAAATCTAGTAATACTAATAGCAGGAAACAATCTATTCCAGTTTATAAATTTAAGGATTCTGGAGTTGTGTCAAATAATGAATCTTATGAAATAGAAATAGAGTCTGCTAATAATGCAATTATTGGATCGCTTTACGATAAATCAAAGGGAGGGACTTCAGCTAAACTTGTTAGTAATCTAAAAAAAATAGTTAAATATGTTCTTGGGGGCTTGCAGGGCACTAATTATCCAATTAGTTATCCTGAAATGGATGAAACGAAGATAGATTACTACAATCTTATTAATAATACAAAAGGGGTTCGAAAGGCGACTAACCGAGATTTTTGTGGTCCATCTTCATATACTTTAGAATTGAAAAACGTTCAACCTGTTAATGATGATTCTACAATACCCAACATAAGAAATAATTATACAGTTACAGACAAGGCTGATGGTGCTAGAAAATTATTGTATATCAATAATAAAGGAAAGGTCTACTTTTTAACTACTAATATGAATGTTGAGTTTACTGGAGCGTTTGTTTCTAACAACAAGATATTTAATAGTTTACTTGACGGGGAACATATTCTCCATGATAAAATGGGTAAATACATTAATTTGTATACGGCATTTGATATTTATTATATAAATAATGTATCGGTTAGAGATAAAGGATTTGTTCCTTTAAAAGAAGAAGATGTTAAAGTAAACTTCCGTCTACCAATATTAATAAATTTTATAGAAACTTTAAATAAAGATATAAAATCAATTACTAGCGGGGATGTATCTCTTACAATTACACAGAAGACATTTTATATGGCGGGTGATGATGGTTCTATATTTGGAGGTTGTAAAACTATTTTGAATAGAATAGCAGATGGATTGTTTGAGTATGAAACCGATGGTCTAATTTTTACACCTGCCGAAAATGCAGTAGGAAGCAATAATTCAAAAAAGGCTGCTAATCCAGTTAAAACTACTTGGGATTATTCATTTAAATGGAAACCTCCTGAATTTAACTCTATCGACTTCCTTATTAGTTTTAACAAACAACCAAATGGGGAAGATACAATAGGTAACATATTTCAAAGTGGTCAAGATATGAATTTAACCGAACAACTTACTCAATATAAATCCCTTACGTTGAGGTGTGGATTCGATCAACGTAAACATGGATATATAAACCCATGTAATGATGTTATAGAGGATAACTTGCCAAAATATAATGATATAGATGATACAGATTCATATAAACCTATTGCGTTTTACCCAACAAACCCATACGACGTTGATGCTCATAAATGTAATATTATATTAAGGAACGACCAAACGGGCAATAAACAAGTAATGACAGAAGAACATGAAATAATTTACGACAATACAATTGTAGAATTTAAATACGATATGTCAAAACCCCCAGGTTATCGTTGGATTCCGATGAAAGTCCGTTATGATAAAACGGCAGAATTTAGACAAGGTATAAAAAATTATGGTAATGCATATCATGTTGCCAATAGTAATTGGCATAGTATCCATCATCCAGTTACGAGTAGAATGCTAATGACTGGTGAAGGTATTCCGGGTTTAGATAATAGTGACGACACTTCTTATTATAAAAGGGATGGGGTTAATATTCATACAAACTCATTGAGAAATTTTCATAATCTTCTCGTTAAAAAAACGCTAATTACAAAGGTTTCTTCCAGAGGAGATACACTCATTGATTTATCTGTAGGTAAAGCTGGAGATTTTTCAAAATGGATATTATCAAAGTTATCATTTGTATTTGGTATAGATTTATCAAGAGATAATATTGAAAATAAGATGGATGGAGCTTGTGCTAGATTCTTGGATCTAAGAAAACAATATCACACGATGCCATTTGCTTTATTTGTAAATGGAAATAGTGCTTTGAATATAAGAGATGGTGAAGGAATAATTACAGATAAAGGTAAACAAACCACCAACGCTATATTTGGCGTAGGTACTGACGACGACAAACTAATTGGTAAGGGTGTTTCGCGACAATTTGGTAAAGTTAGAGATGGATTTAATGTTTGTTCTTGTCAGTTTTCTTTGCATTATTTCTTTGAAAATAGAAGAACGTTAGAAGGATTTTTAAGAAATGTGTCTGAATGCACCAAAGTAGGTGGTTATTTTATTGGAGGTTGTTATGATGGCACTAAAATATTTGATTATTTACGTGACTCACCCAAAATAATATTTAAAAATGGTGAGAATATAATTTGTGAAATAGACAAGGGTTATGAAAATACTACCTTTCCTGATAATATTTCATCTCTTGGATATACTATTAATGTTTATCAAGATTCTATAAATCAATATATTAAAGAATATTTGGTGAACTTTCCATTCTTTATAAGAGTAATGGAAAATTATGGTTTTGTCCCGCTATCAAAAGAAGAGATAAATGATATGGGATTACCCAAAAGTTATGGGTCGTTTAGAGATTTGTATAATTTTGCTGAACAAGAAATTAAAAAAAATAGAAGTTTTGAAAAACAAATAGGAAAATCGATGTTGATGTCACCCGGTGAGAAAAAATTATCATTCCTGAATAATTACTTTATATTTAAAAAAATTAGAAATGTAGATACAAAGAAAATAAGTTTAGATATTGCTGACGAGTCAGATTTTCAGGTTAAACTTGATCAGACTGATTCATTAGTATCGCAAGCAGCATTAACGATAAAGCCCAAATCAAAAAAGGTAAAGAAACTTGGGAAGAAAGTTAAACTTACAATAACTGATTCTAATTAATAAGTTGGTTTTAAACAACATAAAGTTTTGGTAATATATCTTATCAAATGAGTTATTATTTATTACCAAACAACCATAATAATATGACTGTAGATCAACTAAATGTTAAATCTTCAAATGAATGCGGATTTGAGGCATTTATATCTAAATCTCTATATAAATATGTCTATAATGTGAAAGGACAAATTGATAATTATCCCCTACAATGGGATAATTATAAAAAATATACGAATCCGTATGAATATATACATACTCAGGTTCCTAATTATACAAGCCCAATTGCAAAATATAAACCTTTATCTCGTTCTTATTTTAAATTTATTGAGATAGCGAAATTATTACATATAATGGATCAGTTTTCATTTAAAAATATAAAAAGTTTTCACTTCGCTGAAGGTCCTGGCGGTTTTATAGAAGCTATAAATAATATGCGTAGTAATATTCGAGATAGATATTTTGGCATGACACTTATTAATGAAAATATCAATGTACCTGGTTGGAAAAAAAGTAAGTCGTTTTTAGAAACTCACCCTAATATTTTTCTGGAAAAAGGCCAGACAGGAGATGGTGATTTATATAAGGTTGAAAATTTGAAACATTGTTTTTCTAACTATGGCAATTCAATTGATTTAATTACAGGAGATGGAGGGTTCGATTTTTCTGTTAATTATAATGAACAAGAAATATTATCTTCAAAATTAATCCTTGTGCAAATCATTTATGGTTTAATGCTTCAAAAAAAGGGAGGTGTCTTTATATTAAAAATATTTGACACTTTTTGTAAAGCAAGTGTCCAATGTGTTTATCTATTGTCTACATTTTATAATCAAGTTTATATTGTAAAACCGAATACTAGTAGATACGCTAATTCAGAACGATATCTTGTATGTAGAGATTTTAAATATGCAAACACAGAACATTTTTTGTCTACATTTTGCCAAATTATTGAAGATATGAAAGATACATCCTATGTCTATAATGTTTTAGATATAAGCATCCCATATAATTTTATTTGTAAAATAGAAGAAATTAATGCTATATTTGGACAGCAGCAAATAGAATCTATAATAAATACAATAAATTTAATAGAACATAGTAAAACTGAAAAAATAGAACAGATTAAAAAAAATAATATACAAAAGTGTATTAATTGGTGTTCAAAATATAACGTTCCTTATAATAAATCAATGTCACAACATAACATATTTTTATCAAGGGAAATCTAGAGTATCATCTGATTCTAATTTTATCCAAACATTTTCATGTTTGTTATTTGCTAAAATGCCTACTATTCTTCTACCAAAGTCTGGAAATGGAATATCTATTATAATTCTATTACCATCATCTATATATTCTTTTAATTTTATAAAAAATATTTTAATGGCTGCGTACTGAACCGTTAATTTTAAATCATTTAATTTTGCAATAATTATCCGTGATTCTTGGATCCTTTCTTCCTTTGTTCTGGTTTCTGATATTTTTATTTTTTTATCTTTTCCCATTTTAATTTATTAATATAAACGGTTTCAAATGTAGACGAGTTATCCTAATATTTCAATTTAATTTTTTATAAAATTGAAATAAATATCATCTAGTTTATTTCAATTAATTATGGGTTCTCCATTAGGTATTGATGACCTGGAAGAACTTGGTCCGAATATTGGTTCGGGATTTAAAGAAATAAAACCAATTTTTAAAAATATGATGAGTTTCTACATTATCCCGTTTATTAATTGGGTTATTAACATGTTTGGATTGTTATTTCTAATCCCATTGGTCGTTTGTGAACATGCTCATATCGTTGGGTTGAAGTTTTGGGTTAAACTTATGGACTTGTTGGGACGAAGGCGTATTATTCTGGATCTGTTTAACGATGAACCAATTCTTGAAAGGTATTACATTTTCATGAAGGATCGGAGCGACACCTTTAAGTTCAATATATTTATTCATAAATTCTTGAAATCTGACCCAGATGATCTTCACAATCACCCTTGGGGTTATTTCACATTAATTATTTGTGGGGGGTATTGGGAATATATGTATGAAGATGGACCCTCCTACGCGTGCACACCGGATGGGGTACCAATTCCAGCAGGAGATACAGAAAGGAAAATTATTAAAAAGTGGCGTGCGCCTGGATTTTATCAAAGCGTTCCGGCTAACCATACACACAGAATTGAATTAGATCCAACAAAACCAAATTGTTGGACTCTCTTTATTCCGCGATTGAGAGTCCAACAATGGGGATTCTATAAAGATGATATGTGGATTGAATCCGATAAATATCTCGAAGAGCGTAAGAAAAGTATTTAAAATGTGAGAATTATACCACATAAAATCTTCTATTTGTTAACACTACCTGATTTTCTAAATAGACACTATCTGTATTACACTATACATTCCTTTAGTATTTATTTTTTATTGTACATTGAACTCAATTGTGACCAGAATATTTTAATGCGCTTCTCACGCATTTCCTTGTTTTTAAAATAGTGCGTTTTTATTTGCGCTCATTTTTCTCTCTTGAATGCGAGAACTGGAATCCATAGAGCCCCACATTTTTCTTGTCATTTGTGTTTTACTTGAATTATGATTGTTATATGTTTTTACAACGTTATTGCAACAGGTTTCGTTATTTGAAGTTATAGCATTATATGGTGTTGAATAAAGACCTCGTTGTGAGGCGGGATTATTATCGTTGCTGACAGCTAAATTTCTATTATATGTTTTATTTTTTTGAGCTAAATATGATTTATGTGATTGGAAGTATTTCTGATTGTTTAATTTATTAGTGCCTTTGTTAATTATAGTTGAAGTCCGTATTCTATTTAATGCCTTTGTTGGGCTATCACATATTTTTATTCGTGTATAACTTAAGTACTCGCTTGAGGGAATTCCATTTATATTAGCGTTAAAAGTTGAATTTATCTTACATTCCTCTATTCTTAACTTTTGGGGGGTAAATAATACATTTATTTCGTTTGCTGAATCATCACAACATACCATTATATATATCTAGAGAGATAATCATTTGGGTTTAATTGTTAAATAAGAAGAAGAGATATTGAAAATAACCCCAATGTTTTATTACCTGTTATTCATGTTGTAAAGTTATCACGTTCCTATATAATTAAAAATCACGATTAACTGGATTTATCTTTCCATACACGATAACTATTTGAACAAATTAAATAATTTGTGTTTACCAACACGAATTTTCAATTATTGCTGCTGTTACTAAAGATCAACCAAGTTTATTATCAACATTTGAAAGCCCTCACAACATTATCTATTAGTAACAAGTATTGATTTAGATATCATACACATTAATATATAAAGAAAAATAAAACGGATATATATAATGTTAATTATATATATCCTAACTTTTTTAGTTACCATTCTTATTTTATATAATTTAGTTGTTTATATTGTAGGTAAAAATAAAATAATAGAAGGCGCTACTAATAAAAATGGAACTGAAAAAGAAACTGATTTTCAACCATATTCTCAAGATAATCCATTAATTTTAGCTGAAAAAAATGCTGCTAATATTCAATTTATTAAAGGACAATTGGATGAAATTTATAATGTTAAAACCATGATTTTAGACATAAGCAATGCTGTTGCCCTTAATACTTATAATGTTAACCAAATCGCTAATGTTGCAGCACAGCAGGCACATAAATTGACTGGTACAACCCCAAGTACAAATATAACTTCTCCGCCCATTAAGCCATCTGTTAAAAATTAGACATTAATATTTATAATATCAATTATATATATTAATGTCTAATTTTTTTCAACAAATATCACAAGATGCTGATAATGTAGAACAAAGTTTATTAGGACCTGATTATGAATACTGGAAGCAAATTAATTCTCCTTCTCAAATTGGAATGAGCAGCGATGGTAATTTAGGCGCTCTAGCACATGATGTAGAGGGGTTAATTGCTTACGTTGAATTATTAGTAACTGGGGAAGGGAAGGGTTCAAAAACAGGAAAACCGCTTGGTAATAAATTTTTTCTTAAGACTGGTGCAACATGTAAAGATAATAAAACGGCAAAGGATGTTACCAGATATACCTATATTAATAATGTCCCTACTGGTAATATTCCATTTATATCATCAGGTATGGGCAAGGATTTTTCAAATTTTGAAGGTTTGATTCCCGGAGCTATGGGGAATTTAAATGAGCTTAACCCATTTGCTATATTTAGTTCATTTATGACTGGCACAAACCCGCCATGTCAAGAGTTGACTATGGATGTAACACCTTCTAGTGTAAATAATAATCAAACAAGTGAAACACATCATGTGATCGCCGATGATATTAAAAAAATGGATAGTTGTATATTTCCAAACAAAACGAACCCGATTACAAAACAAAAATGTATGGAAGCATTTTCTATTATTAATGAATCGAAGGCTTCCACCACCATGGTAAAGGTTTACTTTGCTATCTTAGGATTATTAGGGTTATACTTGGTTACAAAGGTGTTAAGAAAAACTAGAAAATAAAGGGTTTATGTAATATGATAATGTGGAATAATATTATCATATTAATATCTATTTGTGGTGAGTTTTAACGTGTCGTTTTAACGTGTCGTTTTTTTGTTCCTCCTCTACGTCGTTTTTTTGTTCCTCCTCTACGTCGTTTTTTTGTTCCTCCTCTACGTTTCGTACGCGACCCTCCTAACCAGTCTGAGAATATTCTTCTAGCAGCGGTTGCCACACGAGATCCAGCGTTTCTAGCATGCTTTTCCATAGTTCCAGCAATATTATTTTGTGCTGGTGCTTTTGCTGGTGCATAAGGTGCTGGTGCATAAGGTGCTGTGGCTGGTGCTTTTGCTGGTGTGCGGGGTGCTGTGGCTGGAGCTTTTGCTGGTGCGGTTGATGCTGGTGTGCGGGGTGCTGCTGCTTTTACTGGTGCTGGTGCATAAGGTGCTGTGGCTGGTGTTGCTGCCCCCATCCCACCACGTGTTCCTTTGCGAGTGCGTGATTTTCTCATTATATAATATAATTTAAGATAATAAATTATGTTATGAATTTAAAGTTTAACGCGCCGATAAAGTTCTAAAGCAGCTAAACCTCCAGCGATTTGGGCAAGCACATAAGGAAGTAAATCTTTAGAACTTAATTTACCTGCTGCGGTCATCATAACTGAAACGGCTGGATTATACATACCTCCTGAAATAGGGGCTCCGATCATTACACAAATTGCTAAAGCAGCACCAATTGCTAATGCGTTCCCGGTGGCTAATATAACATAAAGAAAGAATAACGTCCCTAAAAATTCTACTAAATATTTATTCATTATAATATAGGTTAATATTATTTCTCAGGTTATCAAGGACGTGTATGTGGCGAAACAATGGAACACACGTTCGGGATGTGCAACTTACCACCAACGTCCTTCCATTCCCCACACTCAATACCGGCGCGGTGAGATGGTATTGGTTGTGTACATTTTCGCGTCCATACGTGTAGGTTGATGCGGCAACTTTGAGAAGAGACCATTATATATAATAATTTATTCTGTCTATTTATAATTCCCGTTCAACGCTCTAAGTTTTTTATATTTAATAAAATCGGAAGAATCGTAAACATATTTTACATTACATGTAGATGGTGGAATATTCGTTCCATCACATTTAGCTGTGCTTTGACCACCACCGTAAGTTAAATTAAGCATTCCAGGACGTGACCCAACCATGTTTGGACCCCCGCAACTATAATTCGAGCGAGAAAGCACATCACCCGCGTTATTTAATATCCTAAATGGTGAGTTGGCCCAGCTACGCCCATTTGAACCCTTTGGTACGGATTGCCATCCACTTCTTAATATTGCTCTGTTCGCCGCTCTTGAACTTGAACTAGAATCTGTTGACATTTATATATAAATATATATAAAAAATTATTTTATTATTTTATTATTTACTTTATATTATTCCGTTAAAATTCTGGGAGCAATATTCATTGTCATTAATTCTTGGAAAAGTAGTTTGCATGAATATGGCAATTTAACGAGTGAAAACCCCGTTCTATTATCACAGATATTACATTTATGAATATGTTTGGTATTATTATAAGCGGCTATCATTCCACAATCATTGCATACGTGAACTTGAAATTTATCAGATGCGTCATAAATCCGTCCTTTGGTGAAACGGGCTGCGCCATGCGACACCATACAATCACGCTCCATTTCCCCAAATCTCAACCCACCATCACGGGATCTCCCTTCGGCTGGTTGGCGCGTAAGATTAACCATAGGACCAATGCTGCGGCTATGTTGTTTATCAGCAACCATATGTTTCAACCGTTGATAGAAACAAGGGCCGACAAATGTAGATGATTCCAATTGTTCGCCAGTAAGACCATTGTAAAGGAGTTCATTACCATTTTTTTCATATCCAATTTTAAGAAGTTCTTTGCCTATATCTTTAATATCTAGACCTCCAAAACTGGTCCCATCACCAAATAGTCCGAGTTCTAGTAGAACTTTTCCTAAAAGTGTTTCTTTAAGTTGAGCAATAGTCATTCTGGAAGGGAGAGCATGCGGGTTAATAATAATATCGGGTTTCAAACCTTCACTAGTAAAAGGCATATCGGCTTCAGGAATAATATTTCCAATTGTACCCTTTTGTCCATGTCTACTACTAAATTTATCTCCAATAACTGGTTTACGTTGAGCTCTAATCCTAACCTTGCAAAAGTTGTAACCATCACCATTTCGTTCAATATAATTTTTATCGACATAGGTATCTTCATTCGTTCTGTAAGAACGGCTAAAGTCTTGGTATTTTATAACTTTAGTGTGGTCATTTCTAGCATCCTTAATTGGAATCATTTTTGCAATAATAATATCACGGTTTTCAATAAGAGTGTTTTCAGGAATAACACCATTACTATTAATTTTATCATAGTTTCCAAATTTCATTCCCTTTGTCTTTGATGGATCGGGTTTGCAACGGATTTCTTCATCGCCATGAATTTTTTTATCTTCATCCTTTTCTGTATGATATATAGTTGCTTGAAATAGACCTCTATCAACAGAACCTTGGTTGAATAATATACTATCTTCTTGATTGAAGCCCGAATATGTCATAATAGCTACAATTACGGGAGAACCTGAAGGGATCTTATTAAGATTGATAATATTCATTACACGGGTATCTACAAGGGGGCGTGCTGGATATGTAAGAACGTACGCAGTTTTGTCCATTCGGGTATCAAAGTTAGTAACATACATTCCCATTGCTTGTTTTCCCATTGCACACTGGTATGTATTTCTCGGTGATTGGTTGTGTTCTGGGAAAGGGATACAGGAAGCAAGTATTCCAAATATGGTGCTGGGGTGTATTTCACAATGAGTAAATTTCTGAAGTGTATTATTATTAAGATCTGAAGGTTTCATACAAATCAAGCTACAATTTTGTTCTGCAGAGTCAATATATTCTATTACTGCGTCAGGGATACGCACATTGCAAGCAAGGTCGTCCCATGTGAGCTCGCGGTTATTTAATTTTGTAATAATATCTTTGGTAAGAATCAAAGAATTATCTTTTACTCTCAACAGAGGCCGCGTCAATCTCCCAGCATCATTACATATTTTAATTTCAAGATATTTATAATCAAATATAATAGAGGTATATATATTAATAATTCCCTTATGTTTTTTGGATTTTAGACTGGTATAAAGCGAATAAGGTTCTTTTGCGATTCCGACCCAGGACCCATTAATGAAAACCTTTACTTTTTTAAATGATTCTATTGGGGTTATATCTTCAACCTTAATAATATAATCAGATACATATTCATATAGACCAGAGCTATCTGATGGTATAGTTAGATGAGTCATATATGCCAAGTTTTTTACAACACCTACAGACTGCCCTTCAGGTGTTTCAGCAGGACATAACATTCCCCAACTCGTTGGATGAAGTTTTCTAGGAGGAATAAGTTTGCCACTTTTATCAATCGGTGTATTAACCCGTCTCAAGTGACTAAGACTAGAAATATAAGTCAAGCGATTAAGAACCTGTGCTACTCCCACTTTGTTGCTATTAGTTTGTTTTACACCAAAATCACCAGTAGCCAACGCGCGTTTTAATCCGTTTTCAATGGTAGTAGATTTGATAATTTTATAAATATTGGTCATATTTATAATGTTTCCGAAATCCTCAGTCGATTGCCATGACCCATTCTTGATTTCACGAACAACTTGTTTCTGCATATCTTTTACAAGTTTGTTGAAATAATTACGGAATAGATTGTTTAATAGTATTCCACAAGAGTCCAGGCGTTTATTAACATAAGAATCACGATCGTCAGTATTTCTCCATCCAAATGATGTTTGGAGCAGAATATTAGTCATATAGCCAAGAAAGTAAATTTTTTGTTCTTTGGTTTTACAGTGTGGAAATAAATCATTTAGTATAACCTCATCCGCAAACTCTCTTTTTTTTTGTTTACCAGCTTCCGGTGTCATATTAATAGGCGTATACATAACATTAGATGTTATATGATGAAGCGCCTTTTCTTGAGTAAGAATACTACCACCATCAATGATTGATCCTTTGAGTCCGTACAACATGCGTTTTATCTGATTGTCGTTTACGTCAAGGAGTATATAGGATGAGATTTCCTCGTCTGAAACAACACCAAGTGCTCTAAAAACAATGAACAGTGGGATTGGTTGTTTTATTCGCGGTATTTGAACAAAAATCCCGTGTCCAAACCCGTTATTTTTCGTGGTGATCGTCATATTAATCTGTTTCGGTGAAATTTGTTTATTATCAGGAACCGATTTAATTTCGGCCATCCATGACCATTTATTATTATTTTTCAAAACATTAAAACAATAAACGATGTTAGCGGCGGCACGTTCTTGAACAATAGTGGTTTTTTCAGAACCATTAATTATAAAATAGCCACCTGCATCAAATCTACATTCTCCATTAGATTCATTAGATGTGTGTTTATATTGTTTGAGAACACAAATGGCAGACTTCAACATAATAGGGAGTTTACCTATATGTATTTTTGGGATATTTTTCATAATCGTTTGACAGTTTTCAAGACTGTCACCAGTTCTAATAACATATTTGATATTAATATCAATTGTCATAGCAGAGGCGTATGTAAAATTTCTAAGTCTGGCTTCCTGAGGAAACATCAACTTAGTTGCACCATTATTTTCGTGAATTTGAGGACGATATATATTAAAATTTTCAAATGTAATGAATATCTCGAGTGGGTACTTACCTGTTTTAATATCAATGCTTTGATCAGAATGGATTACTACAGGATTAAACATATTAATAGTTTTTTGTATTTGATGTGTTACAAAATTATTATATGATTCAAGTTGATGGCGGACTAATTTTTCAAGATGTTCATTCTTAAAATAGGATTCAATTAGTGTCCATGGCTCTTCTATATATTTATCAATTGATTGTTCGTTTCTGGTTTCATTTACTGTCATTGTATTGTAATTCATTTGTGATTATTTTATATTTCAATTTATCTTTAAATAATTTGGATAAATAAAAATAGATAATACTATATATGGTAGAAAACGATAAGAATAAGAATAAGAATATTATTCCAAAACTTAAAACAGCAAATCTCTTAGTGTATTACCAGATATTTCGGGTAATATAAATAAATAAATTGTTATTTTTGACGATATAACAAATAATAATAATTTACATCCCTTGACACTTCAAAGGGAGAGGTAAATCGTATATTGCCCAATATGTCAACTATAAATATGAGTGATGGGCCAGATAAAAGTATAACTAGTGATTTAACTATGAGTGTTGAACTGATTCTAAAAAAGATTAGGGAAGCTAGAGCCAGAAATAGTAGATTATTGTATGAATTAGACAAAACACGAGAATTAAAATATAAACCCGAAGAAGAAGAGTCGATAATTAAAAGGTGTGGCAATGATGACGACTTTTCTGAATTACAGAAAATTATATAAATGATTCACCGTCTACAGGTTCTGAGGAATTAGAAAATACCATAATTTTAATCCAAATAGTTTTTATACATCTGAAAAAATTGGTGCCCCTAATGAGAGTACCTAACAAATGAGAGAGGCGAATTCTAGAAAAGAGGCGAATTCTATGAAAGAGGGTATTGGTAGTATTTATAGAAAATTGATGTTTATAGGTGGTAGTTATAGTTTGTGAGCCAATAAATATAATAATATCTATGTTTTTCAATTTTTTTAATATTACCCCATTCTAACCAGAAAAACATCATATCTAAGAATCATAATTTAATTATCATTTATATTAAAACTATAAGTTACTTTGGTGGTAGCACTTTGGATATTTCATTAATGTTCTTCTCTGCATCCTCTTTTCCCCAAGCAAATAGTTTGCGAGCATGAGCTTCGTCAGACCAGCACCAGAAGTAACTGTTTGGCATATTTCTCCACATATCTGCTCTCACAATGAAAGATGGTATATCACTATTAAATGGAGTTGGATTTCTATCACTAATACTACCATCTATGAATCGATTCCCTCGAAATTTAGCAGTTAGTTTAAACATATCAAATATAGGTACAAATGAAGATGCCATTATAGCATCCAACATTTCGTCATTACTCTTCCAGTCTGACACCAACTCTCCCTCTAAGGATGGAAATTTAGTCAACTGGATGAATAGTCTACCATTTGCTCTCATATACGTGTTCGAAGGAATATGCTTCGTTGTATAACTACGGACTATTCTATTCCAAATAGCAGTTGCGCCAAAAGTGTGACTATTAACTTCATTTAATAATGGGACGTTCCAGGATTCGAACATTGTTACTGAATCCAACCCTGATATGGCAACCACCGCTGGGAAACAACCTGACGAACTACCACTAACCACAACATCCGATAGATCGAAATTCTCTTGAATATATTGAAGAACTCCTAAAGAGTAGTTGTATTTGCCACCACCACCAGCAAATATGAGTTGTGCTTTTGGTAAGATAGTGTGTTTAACTTTATCCAGAATAAGTATAATAAATAAAAATAAATTTATCTTTAATATGGTTATAATTATGAAAGAACCGTTTTTGACTTAACTGAAGATTGGTTCGAATCGAAAATGAAAAATTTAAAATACTATGGGCGAGATATGGAGACATTATTTTCAAAGATAAAAATTGCACACAGTCGCAGAGTATTCTGTAAACCAAAGAATGAAAAAACAATAATAACGTTAACAGATATGGATGATGGGTTTAAAACATATCTAGAAAATGGAAGCAGTAAAGATCATTGTATAAACACAGAAATGTTAAAGACAATGTATATGTAAAATTATTATTATAAAAATATCATTATTTTATAATAATTGTTATGGATATTAAAAAAACAATTAATATTAGTAGCGAATTACTTAGCGGTCTTTCTAATGTTAAAACCAGAAAGAGGAGAGAGAAGAAACAGCGACCAGTTGCTGTTGTTAAACCAAACACATTAAAAAGAGCATTATTAAAAAGAATAAAAGAGCACGCTACAAATGAGCGAACAAAGCAATCTGAACCAATAAAACAAAATAATCAAGCTGCTGAACAGTTCTCTAATGATTTTGATAAACATTTAGATTATTTGACTAATTTAACTGAAATAAATAATAAAAAAAGAAAGAAGGCTATTATTTCACAGCAACGAAAATCACAAGAGCAACAAAAACCTTTAACTCCTGATATTAATATTGAACTGCCAAATGAATTAACCATTAATAACAGTGTAGATTTCAAGGAAACAACCTCTTTTTCTAACGAAAATAAACCAGAAGCAAATACGAAACCTCCTAGAGTAATTGAACGGTCAAATGAATTAACCATTAACAAGAGTGTAGATTTCAAGGAAACAACCTCTTTTTCTAACGAAAAAAAACCAGAAGCAAATACGAAACCTCCTAGAGCAATTTCTCCTCCATATAGTAATTTGAAAAATGGCAGCAAACCTACATTTAAAGAATGGAAACGACAAACACAAAAAAATATGGATTCAATAAAGATAGATGATCATAAACTCGCCGAAAAAACATCCCGCGCATTACGTTTAGAAGAAATTAGAACTAGATTAAAAGAAAATAATATTAAGCAACAACATTTGCAAGAAGGAGGGAAAAAAAACTCTATAACTAAAAGACGGACATGTAAGCGTAAATATAAATTTGGAAAGGATAATGTTAAAAATGTAGTTTCGGTATTAATAAAAAATTCAACTACAAGAAAAAATGTGCAGCAGGAATATAATATATTGAAAAACACACCAATATCAGAGGTTAAAGACTATTTAAAAGGTAAAACATTACTTAAAGCAGGCAGTATGGCACCGAATGATGTCTTGCGGAAAACATATGAGCAGTTGCATTTAGCGGGTGATATTACAAACAAAAATACAGAAGTGTTAATCCACAATTATATGAATGCGTAATAATAAATTTACTATTTTTTGTGGCGCGTATTAGTGTTTATAAAGTAGTATTCGGTGATTTGGGTATTCTATATGGTAGAGTGTGTATTTTACCCCCCTGTGGTGGTGGTGTCCAGGTGGGTTGTGATGGGGTAGATCTATATTTGTCTATGGGTGTCCCGTCGTACCATTTTGTCGGCGTTGGTATGTAGGAAGTCGCGTTGGATGCTGACCCAACCGCCTCACGATGTCTTCTCGGGGTGGTCTGATTTTTATCCATTTTCATTAGATCGGTAATTAGATTTCTATCTGTAATTAAATCAAGTAATGTACCATATCCTAATATTGAATTAGCCGTTAGGATTCCACCCATTAATGCACCTGTAAAGCCTAACGTACATATATCTTGACCAGTTAAGTATAAATTTTCAATTGATGTATCTGGTCGTAAATATGATATCTCATTATATCTGGTCGCATTAGAATCTAGACCATAACCTTCTCCATCTAAGCAACCTAGGTAAAATTGATTTGTCAAAGGCGTTCCCATTTCATAATGTGTTATTTTGCCTTTTGTTTTAGGATAGTATTTATAAAGCCCTTCGTTAATCATACGTTGGGCCATAGTTTCTTTAAGGTCTTTATAATCAAGATTTCGTTTCATACAGTCTTCATTTTCCCATTCTTCAAACCATTCTTTTTTAGCCATGGTAAGAATAATTACACTGGTTTTATTTGGATACCTATCATTCCATGTTGAATCTTTTGCTGAAGAACTGGCTATGAAAAGAGGCATTGGGTTCGTTTTAATATCCTTCTCAAATTCTTCTAACATAATATCATAATCCTTATTTGGATATATCCATAGGTTAGAATCTCTAATATCTAATTCTTCGGTTGTGCCGTCCAAGTTAACAAAGCAATAAATAAATCCTGTTGACGGTCCAACTTTATTGATTAATTCTTGATATTTTTTAATACTATCATTATCCATCATTTCACCAGGAATTAGTTTATTAAATGTATTATTTAAGCCTACACCACTAACAACAGTTTTAGCAAATATTTTATCACCATTGTCCATAATAACACCTTTGGCATTATTATTTTCTATAATGAATGAATCGACTTTTGCATTAACTAGAACTCGTCCACCATTTTCTTCAATAACAGGTATAATATTCTTAATAATTTTACTAGGACCACCTTTTGGGAAATATCCCCCTTCCAAATAGTGATTAACTATACTGGCATGAATGAAAAAATTAGCGTTTTTTGGCGTTGGTCCATAATCACCAAATTGTCCTCCCAATACTGCAATTAAATCTTCATTTTTAGTAAACGAACTAATAACATCGTATGCTGAAGTATTAGTATATTTATAATAGTCCTTTTCCCAATACTTAAGGTATAATTCTAATATTTTTATAATCCAGGTAGATTTAATAATTTTAATATTAAAAAATAAATCCTTTTCAGATACCTTTTTAATTAATTTAATATAGTCACGGATATTAGATTCTTCACCCTCAAATCGTTCAGATAAATCTGTTATAAAATTCTCTTCGCCTGCTCTAAATAAGTAGTGTTTATCTTCAATATATAATTCATCATAAACGTCATTAGTATGTTTCCCCATTTTACACCATTCTACTGGTTTTTTCGTTATTAGATCTAATAGATTTTGCCTTTTTTCTATATTTCCAATATAGTGTATTCCCGTTTCGTGTTCTACACCTTTTTCGTCAAATACGTGACAGCACCCTCCTGCTATGTAGTGTTGTTCTAACACCAATACCTTTTTGCCAACTTTGGATAAATACGCACCACATGATAACCCTCCTATACCGCTACCAATTACAATAACATCTATATTATCAGGTATTTTTTGTTTACTATATCTATCTCTCGTCGAATCAAATCTTCTTCTTTTAAAGTTAGATGCGACAATTGTATTTTTTTTAATATATTGTTTTGGTTTTGATGTGTCTATTGTATATAATTTATACAATAAATACGGGGTTCCTATCGTAATAAATACGGTTAGTAAAAGGCCGATTATCATTAAATATACATATTATATATCTTTAAATAATATGTATATATATAAAAATTTATCCGCATCTATCTGGTTAGATATTTCTTTAAGTTAACATAGTTAAAGAGATAATATATATAAATATACAATGAAACTTGTAGAAGACTACTTTGAAAAAACGAAACAATTGAAGCAGGAATATGGAGAGAAAAGTATAGTTTTAATGCAAGTGGGTGCATTTTATGAAGTATATGGGGTCTTGGTAAATGGTAAATATAAAATGAGTAATATTTACGATTTTTCTAATAAATGCGGTCTGTCTATATCTGAGAAAAAGATTTGCGTTGGAGATATGCCTGTAGTTATGTCTGGATTTAGAGATTACACTTTAGATAAGTACCTTGTAAAATTGCAAAATTTAAATTATACGATTTCTGTATGGAGTCAGGATGAGAAAGCTGCTGGAACTACAAGGAGTTTGACTGGGATTTATTCCCCGGGAACTTATTTTGATTCAGAGCCAATAAGTATTACAAATAACACAACATGCGTTTGGTTAAATAATACAAAGAAACATCTTGTAGTTGGAATTTCAAATATTGATATATATACTGGAAAGTCCCATATATTTGAATATGAGATTGAATATAATGAGGACCCTACTCCGTATGACGAATTGGAGAGATTTCTCTCTATATTTAATCCTAACGAGTTGATTTTCTGTTATAATTTACCAAATACAAAAATAAGGGACATTATAAATTATTTAGGTTTACAGGGCAAACTTATACATGAAGTCGATTTGAATGATCAAACGCCAGACAATATTAATGTTAAAAACGCACAAAATTGTGAACAACAGATTTATCAAAAACAAATTATAGAGAAGTTTTTTGGATCATCTGTTTTTATTAATTCTCAAAGTGATTTTATGCAATATCAATTAGCTACACAATCGTATTGTTACCTCTTAGAGTTTATTTATAAACATAATCCAAATTTGGTTGATAAAATAATGAAACCGATGTTTGAAAATTGCAGTGATAAAATGATTCTGGCTAATCATTCCTTAAAGCAATTGAATATTATAGATAATGGATCCCATTCAGGCAATATATCCTCTGTAAGTGCGTTTTTAAATAAATGTGTTACTCCGATGGGTAAAAGAAAGTTACGATATAATCTTTTAAATCCTACTACAGATATAGATATTTTAAATAAGGAATATAATATTTGTGAACATATAATAAAAGAATCAGATATTAGTTGTATTCGTTCTAAATTAACTATGCTATCAGACATTGAAAAGTTGTATAGGAAATTATTAATTAATAAAATAACCCCACAGGAGATTTCATACTTAACGTTTAATTTATTAAATATTAAAGAATTATATTCGGAATTGAATGGCGATCATATTATACAATCCTATTTTTTAAATGATGTTGGAGCATCTATTATACAGGATTGTGAGGAAATAAGAATTGAATTATTCCAAACGCTTGATATAGAAAAATGTAAGACAATAAATACATTAGTTTTTGATGAGAATTTTATTAAAAAGGGGTGTAATGAACAACATGATAAATTGGTGGAAGCACAAATGGATTCGTATCAACAACTCGAATGTGTAAGAAAGTATCTGGATAATATTATTGGAAAGTTTGAAAATAAAAAAAAACCAACTGAATATGTTAAAATTCATAGAACAGACAAGAATGGGTTTTCGCTGATTGGTACTCAAAGAAGAACAGCAATTTTAAAAAAGAAACTAGATGGATTAATAACTATAGATATTCCGTATAAATCGTTATATGATAACACAGAAAAGATTTATACATTAGACGTTTCATCAATCCAATTCAAAAAGCCATCAACTGGGTCGAATTACATTATTTATAATTCACAGATTAATGCATTATGTAGCGTAATAGTTAAATCTAATAATGACATGATAAACTCATTGACTAAACTTTTTAATAGTTTTGTTACGAATCTGGGGAAGTTTGACAAACAAATTGCAAATATTGTTTCATTTGTCTCTCTTACAGATTTGATTTTTTGTAAGGCACATATATCAAAAAAATATAACTATTGTAAACCTGAAATTTGTGACAGCGATAAATCATTTTTTGAGGAAACGGGTTTGAGGCATCCACTTATTGAACAACTGTTACAAAATGAGTTGTACGTTCCAAATGATGTTACATTGAATAAAGATAATCTGGGGATTTTACTATTTGGTACGAATGCTGTTGGAAAGAGCAGTTTTATAAAAAGTTTGGGAATAGGTATAATCTTGGCACAATCTGGATTTTTTGTGCCGGCGACATCCTTTAAATTTTATCCATACAAACATATGTTTACAAGAATTTTAGGTAATGATAATATTTTTAAGGGATTATCTACGTTTGCGGTTGAGATGCTTGAACTTAAAACCATTCTAATGATGGCGAATAAAGATAGTTTAATATTGGGAGATGAATTATGTTCAGGTACAGAGCAAGATTCAGCAATTAGTATATTTTTAACAGGAATAGATCATTTGTATAAAAAGGAAGCTAATTTTATATTTGCCACACACTTTCATCAAATAACTACTTTTGATGAAGTAATAAATAAGAAAAGGTTATTTATGAAACATATGGCGGTTGAATATAATAGGGAGGAAGACGCGTTAGTATATGATAGAAAATTACGTGATGGTCCTGGTCAAAGCATGTATGGTTTGGAAGTATGTAAAAGTTTACATCTGCCTCAAAATTTTCTGGAAGAAGCGCATAAATTAAGAAATAAATATCAAGAAATAAATAGGAATGTTTTGGAGTGGAAAACATCTCATTTTAATAGTAAACATTTGAAAGGGATATGTGATATATGTAATGAAAAAATGAGCTCGGAAGTACATCATTTACAACATCAACAGGAAGCAAATGAAACAGGATATATAAACGGATTTCATAAAAACCACCCAGCAAATTTATTAAATGTATGTGGTTCGTGTCACGATACTTTGCATAAATCTAGTAAACAGCATGTAAAAAAACGATCTAATGGTAAAAAGAAGTTGGTTGTAATAGAAAATATTTAGATTATATATAATGTTGGATAATGTTAAAGTTTTCTCTCTACTTTTATTATTTATACTTGTTTTTGTTTTATATAAACCGACTAACACAACTTTACCCATACCACCAGTAGTCTCAAACATTTTAAATTTTTTTTCCCAACAAGGGTCATCTATAATGATAGTTGTTTTAGTTATTATTACTATTTTAGTTTATGCGCAAGACGTTGGTTGGGATTTTAATCCACCAACTAATGATCATTTAGAACAAGTATTAATAGCCGAGAATATGTCGAATAGGATGGAGGATGGTATTTGTGTAAAAACAAAAAATGATCTTCATGAGAGAGAACAAAATTGTAATCAATTAACAAAAGGTAATTGCGATGTGTCTGATTGTTGTATATTTTTAAATGGTAAAAAGTGTGTAGCTGGGGATGCTCATGGACCAGTTTATAGAAGCGATGATGATGGAAACAAGCTGGATATTGATAAATATTATTTTAAAAAAAAATGTTATGGGAAATGTAATTAATATGAAACTTATCCATAATAGTAAGTATTTGATTAAATGGTGCAAATTCTTAAAATATATTAGTATATGTCTATCATTTTATCTCCTCCTGGTTCCGGCAAAACAACATGGATAAATAAAAATAATAGTTATATTGAAGACGCTGATATAGTATTAAAGGATTTTCATAGTCGCGAGTATGAAATGTCTAATCCTAATGAATCAGATCGTAAAGACCATTATTTAACAATAGATAAACAATTATCTATTCTAAGAGACAATGGAAGGCATATATTAGGTTCATTATTTTGGGAAGTCGATGCGGATAAAATAGTTATTATAGATCCAACTGAACATAAAAAACGAGTTAATAAAAGAGACGATTTAGAATGGTCAAAAGTAGAATTAGTAATTGAAGCTTTAAAAGAACTTGCCGAAAAATATAATATCCCTATTATATCATCGTTTGATTTTATTTATCCAATTTAAGTAATTTATTTGTCAGGGTTTAACATACCACATTTCCCTTTTTAATATATTCGGTAATAAGGCATAGACAAATCGATTAACGGCTAATTTCCAAAGGATAACATTAAAATATTAGTATAAAATTGATTTATAAATATAAAGATAATATATATATAAATCACAATGATCATCCCAGTGAAATGTTTTACGTGCGGAACTGTCCTTGCGGATAAATACAGATGGTATCAAAATAAAGTAAGAGAGAAGAAGTTAGCAAAAAATATGAATGTAGATAAGGTAGTCTACCTTACAACGGAGTTTATAGACAAGACGCCAGAAGGAGAAGTTTTAGACAACCTCAATTTAAAAAAGATGTGTTGTCGTAGACATATGTTGACGCATGTAGACATAGAATAATAATATTTATATATTATATAATGGGAAAACAATTGCAATGTTGGAGTCGTAAAGGTAAAAAAGGTTCTTATGTGGTGTGTACAGGAAGTCGTGGACAGGCGAGACGTTCAAAGCGTCTGCGTAAGAAGGCGCGAAGTAAATCAAATAAGCAGCGCGGTGGAATGAGCCCTTTTGTTGGAGGAAATTGGTCATCTCAACCAGCAACTTGGCCTGGAGTAGGGGGGGTAGATGGTGTAACAAATCATTATAAATTAAATGAGAATGTTGTGCCGCTTCCAGCATCTAGTTCTCAAACGGGAGGTAAGAAATTGAAATGTTGGAGCCGTAAAAGTAAAAAGGGTTCTTATGTAGTGTGTACAGGAAGTCGCGGACAGGTGAGGCGTTCAAAGCGTTTGCGAAAAAAGAAGCGTAGTAAATCAAAGAAGCAACGCGGTGGGAATAAAGGTGCTCCATTATCGCAAACTTTAGTAAATATGGGGCGTTCTTTATCATATGGCGGAGAGTCATTATTTAATGGTGTACAAGGATACAATGCACCTGTAAACCCATCACCGGAAAACCAGTCTGCGTTGTTCCAAGATAATGGTCCAGATATGAACCATTCAAAAATAAGCGATATTTATACACAAGCACAAAATCAAGTTGGCGCCTTATAATTTTTTCTTTGTATATTATAAATGTTAAAGGCGTTAGATAATAAAGTGCGATCCTTATGTACACCAGCATTCGTTTATTTAGTTATATCGGGGCTTTCAATAATAATCATGATGTTGCAAAATGTCAACGGACCAAAAAATAAATATTGCGTTGGGTTATACGAATGTCATATTAAAGACGGGTCTCATAAATTAGCATTATTTGTGGGAAAACTTATTTACTTAATTTTCTGGACATATATATTAAATATGATGTGTAGTTCTGGATATAAGGATATAGCATGGTTTTTTGTTTTAATACCAATTGTTATTATGTTTGTTCTTATTACATTTTTAATGGTAAAATTTAACGGACATTTAAAATTATAATAAGTATTATATCATTTAAAAAAATATGACAATGATATAATATAATGGAAAGTGAGCTTGTATGGAATATAATAGATAAGTATTTTAATGATAATCCTAATTCTTTTGTTGCACACCATTTAGATTCATACAATGAATTTTTCAACAATGGTTTAAAACATTTGTTCAAGGAAAAAAATCCCATACGAATTATGAAGCAACAAGAAGCAACTACAAAGGAATTTGGTTTACAATGTGAATTATTTTTAGGCGGTAAAAACGGCGATAAGATATATTATGGTAAGCCTATAATTTATGATGAAAGAAACGTTCATTTTATGTATCCAAATGAGGCAAGATTAAGAAATATGACGTATGGTTTTTCAATACATTATGATGTAGATATAGAATTCAATATTTTATCGGAAAGTGGAGAGATGGAAAAACATTCAATAACCCTGGAAAAGCAATATCTAGGACGTTTTCCGGTTATGTTGCAATCTAATTTTTGTATACTTGAGAAATTAGCACCACAAGTTCGATATGAGATGGGTGAATGTACAAATGATCCAGGTGGGTATGTTATTATAGATGGTAAGGAAAAGGTGTTGGTATGTCAAGAAAAATTCGGCGATAATATGCTTTATATAAGAGATAAAGTAAATGATTTATATTCTCATTCAGCAGATATTCGTTCGGTATCTGAAGACGCGTCAAAACCAATTAGAACTACTTCAGTCCGCATAACAACACCATCTCCATCTTCTTCTAATAATCAAATTGTTGTTTTAATACCAAATGTAAGAAAACCAATCCCTCTATTTATTGTAATGCGCGCATTAGGAGTGTTATCGGATAAAGATATTATAACACATTGTTTACTTGATTTAGACAAACAATCCAGTTATATTGAATTATTTATCCCTTCTGTACATGATGCAAATAAGGTTTTTACACAAGAATCAGCATTAGAGTTTATAGCTACCTTTACAAAAGGTAAAACTACATCTCACGTATTAGATATTTTAATGAATTACTTTTTACCTCATATAGGGGAACAAACGTTTAAGAAGAAGGCATTATTTCTTGGACATATAGTATTAAAATTATTAAATGTATTTACAAAAGAAAGTCCTCCAACAGACAGAGATAATTTTAAATATAAAAGAATAGAATTGTCGGGAACACTTATATATGAACTTTTTAAAGAATATTACAATATTATGCTGAATAAAATATATCAAAAAATAGATAAAGAGTATTATTATCATGAAGGTCAATATCAGGGAATGCAGTTTATCAACTTGATCCAAAATAATTCTAAAGAGATTTTCAAAGAGAGAGATGTTGAAATTGGTTTTAGAAAGGCGTTCAAAGGAAATTGGGGTGCTGAAGCACATACAAAACGTAGTGGGGTTGTTCAGGATTTAAATAGATTATCGTTTAATTCTGCATTATCTCAAAGGAGAAAAATTAATTTACCATTAGATGCGAGTGCCAAGGTTATAGGTCCGCGCCTGTTACATGGATCGCAATGGGGGTTTATAGATTTCTTGGATACACCAGATGGAGGAAATATCGGATTACATAAACATATGAGTATTGTAGCGCAAATAACCAACGGGTTTTCAAGTTATCCAATTATTAATTGGTTAAGAATGAATGTTGGTATGAAATTATTGGAAGAGTGTTCATTAAAATTTCTCTCTATAGCAACAAAAATATTTGTAAATGGTGGTTGGGTAGGTAGTTCAAATGAACCACAGTTCATTGTAGAAGAAGTGCAATTTAATAGAAGAAATGCTTTAATATCTATTTATACTAGTATTTGTTGGAATATTGGTGATAACACGATAGAGATTTATACAGATGCTGGTAGATTATGTCGTCCTATATTTTACGTTGAAGGGAAAGGGGATACAAGAATCTGTAGTATAAATAGAAAAAATATAGAAAAATCTTTAATAGATAATAAATTTAGTTGGAATGATTTAATTAGTGGTTTTAATAAAAAGAAGATAGATACATTTGATATAGCTAAAAATAAATTATATTCAATAGGTGAATTGTATGGAGATATAGATAGAGATGAATTGAAAAAAAACCAAGCGATTATTGATTTTATAGATGCATCCGAGGAAAATACTGCGCTTATTGCTGTAAAAAACCAGGATTTAACAAGAACACGTCATACAAATGTAGAGATACATCCTTCTCTCTTATTGGGAGTAATGGGTAATCAAATTGTTTACCCTGAAAATAATCAGTTACCCAGAGATTTATTCTCGTGTGGTCAAAGTAAGCAGGCTGTATCCTTATATCATACAAATTACCAGAATAGAATAGATAAAATGGGGGTGGTTTTAAATTACGGTCAAGTTCCTTTGGTAAAAAGTAGATATTTACAACATATAAATAGAGAGAAGCAACCCTATGGAGAAAACCCTATAGTTGCTATTATGTGTTATGGGGGCTATAATGTAGAAGATTCTATTTTATTTAATGAAGCATCAGTGCAACGTGGGATGTTTAAAACATCATACTATACTAGTTATGAATCCCGAGAGGAAAGTTCAAAAGTATCAGGATCAATGGTAGATACAAAGTTTACAAATATAGAGGCAGAAAATGTAATTGGAACAAAACCAGGATACGATTATAGTTACTTAAATGAACATGGTTTGATTGCTGAAAATACAAAATTAAACGATAAAATCGCATTAATAGGCAAATCAACTATGAATTTGGAAGATCCTAATACAAAAATAGATTCTTCAGTTTATCCAAAGAAGGGGCAACTAGGATATGTGGATAAATCATTTATGACAGAAGGGGAAGAAGGTTTCAGATTGGCGAAAATCAGAATTAGAGAGGATCGTATTCCGGTGGTTGGAGATAAGTTCTGTTCTAGATGTGGACAAAAAGGAACAGTTGGATTAGTGATACCTGAAGAAAGTATGCCTTTTACATCAGAAGGAATACGCCCTGATATTATTATTAACCCTCATGCCTTACCTAGTCGCATGACTATTGGACAGCTTGTAGAAGTATTAACTGGAAAAGCGTGTTTATACTATGGGGCACATGGTGATTGCACGGCATTTATCAGTGAAGGTCCTAAAGACGAAATATTTGGTAAATTATTATCAGACGTCGGGTTTCATAAATCTGGAACTGAACTTTTATATAACGGTCAAACTGGAGAGCAATTAGACGCAAATATTTATATTGGTCCTACATATTATATGCGATTGAAACATATGGTAAAAGATAAAATAAATTACCGGGCGCAAGGTCCAAGGACTGTATTAACCCGACAAACCGTTCAAGGTAGAGCGAATGATGGTGGATTAAGAGTTGGAGAAATGGAACGGGATTGTTTAATTTCTCATGGTGCTACGAGATTTTTACAAGAGTCGATGCTAACAAGAGGGGATGAATATTTTATGGCGATTTGTAATAAAACAGGTACAATTGCTATTTTTAATGAAAGTAAAAATTTATTTTTAAGCCCGATGGTAGACGGACCCATACAATTTTCAGGAACAGTAGATGAAAATTTAAATATCATTAATATTAGTAAATATGGGCGTGATTTTAGTGTTATTAAAGTTCCATATACATTTAAATTATTAATGCAAGAATTGCTTACTATGAACGTTCAAATGCGTATTATCACTGAAGCTAATATTGATCAATTAACTAGTATGTCTTACTCTGATAATGTAAATAAATTAGTTTCCAATAAAGTAATTGATTTTTCAAAGGTTTCTGAAACAAAACAAAAGGAGAAAGAAACGGATGGGTTAAATACTAAGTGGTGGTTTGAAGATTCGCCTGAGACTTGGGCTAAACAGTACGGGGATGTTGATCAATCAAACGTGAAAACCTGGGGTAAACAACCAAGTGTGAATAATTGGGACCCATCTAAACCTACATCAACGTATGATGTAACATATGATGTGGGGATGGAAGTAAATTATACTATGGATTTAAATCCTCAAAGAATATGGACAATAAAGGAAAAAATAGGTGCCGGGACATACCAAGAGGATTTTATATTATTAACTACAGATTTAGTAAACCTTCCAGAGTTTGCAATTTTGATAAATGATGGCACAACAGCAACAATAACTGTTGGTAAACTTACAATTTCAGTTAGAACATATCAGCGAGATGATCCAAATCCATATGACGACCAAGAATATGGAAAACAAGATGCCCACATTGATAATACTGGGCGACCATATGGTTGGCAACAACGCACACCTTCACCATCCCCAGATTATGGTCCACCCAACTCTTCGACCTCCCCAGATTATGCACCACCTTCACCCCCCGAGTATAAACCACAATCACCACCATATCCACCTACATCACCAGAGTATAACCCGCGTTCACCCCCGCTTTCATATTCACCTACATCACCTCCATATTCGCCTACATATTTACCAACATCACCTTCATATGCCCCACATTCACCTACATATGAACCAGGTAATTTTAAATCATACCAAGACGAACTATCAAATATAGATGCGAGAACTGAAGGTGAAAATATTATAAATGAAATTAGCGAACTAAATGAAAATAATGATTCACCGATCATTAAAATAAATACTTCTGATTTAAATG